CAACATCATTGAAAACATGATGGGCACGATCCGCCGCGTAACCGGCAATGTCAAACACTGGCGCAACGCCAAAATGGCCCTGCGCTGGACGGCGGCAGGCATGATGGAAGCGAAAAAAGGCTTTCGCCGGATCAGGGCTTACAAGCAGTTGCCGCAGCTTCGAGCGGCACTGCTGGCTCATCAGAAGCAGCATCAGAAAAACACCGATCTTGACCGGCAGGCCAAAGCTGCATAGCCTGTCTCAATCGGCAGTGTTCGTGACTGCCTTTTCAACATCGAACGGGACATTGCCGATCCCGTTCAACGCTGATATACTGGACAATATCGAGTCGTTTGAATGAGGAATTTTCATGCCATACAAAGAATTAAAACTATCGGATGCCATTGTGGGCAGCACGCCAGAAGACGTTTTGCATTGCCCCAATTGTGATGGTTATTACACCCACCAAGGCAAGGTTGAGATTTTCAATCGGGGTGAAGACGCCAAGGAAGGCACGCACGCCACCATCCAAGGCGACGATGTGCATATTGACCGCAACCTTACTGGCAACCCAAGCGGGCGCAGACAGGGGCTAAAGATCAGCTTTGATTGCGAAATGTGCCAAACCAGCTTTGATCTTGAGATTTACCAGCACAAAGGCAACACCTTCGTGCGCACGCGCTATGAGGAAAGCTAGGCTTTCTCTTTGGGCATCTGTTTGGCCTTAAATCCATAGACCTCAAGCGGGCTCTTGTCCCCGTGCTTCTCTTTCCATTTGCGGCGTTCTTCAGCGCGGCGGTCAGCCTCTTGAGCCTCTTGGCGGCGGCGCTCATGCTCGCGCTGCATGGCCTTGGCCACCCCGATCTTGCCCATACGCTCACCCCGAAGGCGCGCCAAGGTCTTGTGCACGATGGCGCGTGACGGGGGGAATTCGTGATTGCGGGTGATTTCGTCAACGGCGCGGCGGCACAGATCATCAGGCGCTTCAGCAAAGACGGATGAAATCGCAATCGCATAGGTCTTGGGGTCTTGCACCTTCAAATTCGGGTATGATCCCGCCAATATCTTCCCCCAATAGGTGGCACGCTCTGGGCTTGTGGGCACGCATAGCGCTTCAAGCTCTGAGATCACTTGGGGAAGTGCGTTTTCTGAGATCAGGGGCGTGTATTCATTGATCTTGCCACCATGTAGCTGAAGCTTTTCGTCAAATTCATGGGCAGTTGGCGCAAGCTCACGGACAATGGTGAGCGCTTTGCTTTCGCTCATGCATCCACACCCTTCAGCTCATTCAAGAGATCATCAAAGGCGTTCATCACGGATGATTTCTGCGATGGATCAAGATGCGCAAAGCCAATATCTTCATCATCCCAGCGACCTTCACGCAGCCAGCGCGCGGGCATCACCACATAGGCATGATTGTCCCCCATCACGGCGGCGTAACGCATGGCACCAAGGATCAGGGCTTGGGGCTCAGCCTTCAAATCCGCGTGCTTGCCCTTCACGATCTTCAGGAAGAGGCGCTTGGCATCGGCTTTGCCTTGCTTGCGCCCGCGCGGATAGACCTTCCAAAACTCATTGAAAGCGGCTTCATCATCAATCTGAAAATCCTTGGTGCGGGATTTAAGCACCTCAAGCGCCTCCATCCGCAAGGATGCATCAACCGCCTCAAGCCCACGCTCAGCACAAAGAAGGCGCGCTTCATCGCCAATGGCGCGTTGCACCTTTGTCCATGTCTGAATGTCGGCTCGCGTGATCATGTCGCATCACACCCCAAAATGAATTTTTAGAAGAATGATGACCATACCAGCAACACCGCAAAGCCACCCAGCCATGAAACTATTGAAATCCCACATCGCCCTATTCCTCAATTGGCCACCACCACCAATGATCATTGGGAATGGCAGGGGTGCGGCCTTGATCATCTTGGACAAAGCCCGTCATGGCAGTTTCCAAATCAGCGCGGGCATGAAGCGTGGCAAAGTCCAAATTGAATGCCTTGGCGTGCTTGCGCCAATGTGCATCCACCTTCATCAGCTCGGCTTGCTGATCGGTGGAAAGCTGATCGCGCACGAATTCAAGACGTGACCGCTCATGAAGAAGCTCATCGCGGTCATAGTCAAAATTCTCATCGCCAAGCGTGTCATAGCAGGCAAGCGCGCCTTCAATCAGCGAAACATTGCGTTCAATGGTTTTGTCACCATCCATCAACCGATAAGCCATTTGAAAAATCCTTTAAGTTTTTGAGCAACATAGGCCAAATCACGCGAGCTTGCGAGATCGTCACGCCAGTGGTGGGAAATCAGGGTGTTATCCTCAAGGGATACGACCGTGACCAAATGGCCTGGTCGCCCATCATTCGCATTCGCCTGTGGTTTGGAGAAGATCCCATTCATCTTCACTTCCCCTGGGCGTGGCCGCGCAATGGGCTGGCGGGTGGATACGGCAACGCGTGATCCTGTATCCGCAATCAGCGCGCGGGCATCCGTCATATAATCGCGCAGCTTGCGCGTGGGGATATTGGCGCGGTGTTTCACAAATTTGGCACGGGCAAGCCGATCCTCAAGGAAGCTTGATTGATTGGCGCGGTCGCGGATGAAGGTGAAATCCTGATCGCTCAGGGCTTCCCGATCCGTGACCTTTTGCTTGATTTGATCAATCTGGCCACGCGGCGGCACAAACATCACTGTGATGGTGCGGCACCGGAAATGATAGGGTGGGCTAGCCGTGCCGCGGCCAAGCTTGGAAGTGGGCGTGGCTGAAAAATCAGCATCAGCGCCATGCATTGCCCAAGCCTCTTTCATGGCGGGCTCATTGCGCGTGGAGGCGGCCTTCAGATAATCGTCACGCTGCGTGCGCATCTTGGAAACGGCGATCACACGCCCATGCATATGGCGGCAAATCTCGGTGGTTTTGTCATCCAAATGCGCGCGCACCTGCACATATTCCACGCCCGCCCGATCATAGCCCGTCACCCGTCCCATTTCGCGGGTCTTGGTGGCGGTGTGATCCGCCAAAAGTTCCCAATAGCGCCGCCCACGCTCGGTAAGCCCTGCAAAATCTTCGGCAAAGCGCTGCGTGAGCGCCTCACGCGTCATGCCCTGTTCAAAGTAATCATTCAGCGCGCGGGCAATGCGGTCTTGGTGGGTGGTATTCCATGAATTTCCCACCCAATAGAGGTTTCCTGTCTTCAAAATATCAAGCGCATCCAGATCAGGACGCATGAAGGCGATGGATACGCCAGCCGCGCGCCCGATCTCTTCAGCGCCGCCGCGATAGATGGCATCTGACAGGTTGATGATAGGCTCACGCATGGCCGCTTGCAGCGCATCCGCGCCCACAGAGGCTTCAAGAATGCGCATGATGGCCGCGCCATCCTCTTTGGTGAATGCAAATGCACCCGCGCCAAGGTCTCTGAGCCTGTCCAGGGCGTTCACAATGCCCTCACGCATGGCATCATCCCATGCGTTGCTCAAAGCGCGTGTGAGCTCGGCATGAAGCTTCTCAAAGGCTTTCTCATCCTTGAGCACCACTTCACGCACCATGCGGCGCTTCACGGCTTTGGCTAGGGCTTGTTCGGCAAGGTTCATGACGCTTAACCCCTTACCTTTTGAAGGGGATCAAGGCGCATTTCCAAAATCTCTTCATAGTCAAAATGCTGGCCAAATTCTTCAGCCGCTTTTTCAAGAGCTTGCTTTTTGGTGGTGGCTTCAACCTCAAGATATTCCGTGTCTTCCTCAAGGCGCGTGTATTCAACCGTGATAACAAAGGTCTTCTTGTCACCCGTTTCCACGTTTTCATCCCAGCACCCCGCCTTGATCAGGGCTTGGCGTGCCTGTCCTGCACCCGTCATATTGGCCAATTCATGCACGTTCACTTGCGTGGTCATGTGTCATCTCCAAATAATGTGCTTTGGGCTGAGCGCTTTTTGTATTTGCGCAGCTTGGTTTTGTCGGGCTCTTCCCATGTCTTGAATTTGTGGCCGCACATCATGCAAATCCGATAGCGCATCTTGATGGTATCAAGCGGCTTGGTGGCATAGGGGCGCGTCTTGCCTTGGCATTTAGGACACTGCATCGGGCACCTCACCACCATTGGCGGCGCGCTGGCGCACCCATTCTTCAAGCCCAAGGATCACCTTGCTTGCATCTTTGCGCGTCATGAATTTGGGCACAGAGACTTTGGCCGTGCGCTTCACAAAATTGCGCAAACGGTAATCCTCAAGCCCCTGATCCCAGCCGAGATCACGCGCCAAGCCACCAATCATATTCCATTGCGCTTTGGTGGGGCGGTTTTGGCCTGTGGTGGTTTGACCAAAGCCACCTTGGGCGGCGCTGGCCTTGCGCGGGCGCTCAGGCAACATCTTTTGCTTGCGGATATGTTTGACAAGCGTGATGCGCTCATCGCGTGTCAGCTTGCCCGCCGACCGCTTGCCAGTGAGACCTTCAAGCCAATCCTCATAATCATCACGGCCAAGACCGTCACGCGAGACATCGCCAAACTGTACCTTGCCCGCCATGTGAATGGTGGCCAGATCAGCGCGGCGGCGCGGGTCAGTGGTCTTTGCGGATTGGTTAGAACGTGTCATCGATATGCGCTTTCATGATCAAGGATAGCTTTGCCGATCATCTCAGGAATGTGAGGGATCACGGCGTTGCCACAGGCTCCAAGTCTGTCCATGACGCGGGAAAACCCATCATCACTTCGTATGCCGTAGCTATCTTCTGCCCGTCCATCCGATCTAAAATCATGCGATAGCACGGGTGCATCGTTGACTTGCCATCTTTCATAACCTTGCGGATTGTGGCGGCCTTGAAGGATGCTTGGCGATCGCTCTTGAGCGGGGTAGGCCACAATCCAGACGCGCTCTCTGCGATGCGGAGCGCCCAGGGCCGCCGCCGGTATGTTTTCCCATTCCGCATCATACCCGATGGAGGCCAAGGCTCCGAGAACCGTGCCAAACCATCCGCCTCGTTGTTCAGTCGGGCCACTAAGCAGGTTTGCAACGTTCTCCATGAGGACGTAGCGCGGTCGAAGCTCGCTAGAAAGTCGTATAATTTCGCTAAATAATCCACTTCTTGTGCCGATCCCGATGCCTTCCTTTTTCCCCGTGATGGAGAGGTCTTGGCAGGGGAAGCCGCCTGTGATGATGTCAACTCGATCAATGCCATTTTGCTCTAACGCCTCTTTTGTGAGTTCTTTAACGTCCTGAAAACAGATCACTTCAGGCCAGTGTTTGGCCAAAACCGATCTTGGAAATTCTTCGATTTCGCAAAAAGCCACGGTCTCAAAGCCACCTGTGCGCTCAAGCCCAAGTGAAAACCCTCCAATGCCGCTGAAGAGGTCCAAGACCGCGAGCTTCTCAGCCATGACGCACCGCCTGTTCAGCATTTTGCGCCGCATTCTCGCGCCATAGCGCATCGGTGATGGTGTTTAGCTCGCTTGCCAGTTCATCAATGGGCATCACGCCACTGCGCTTCAGGCAATCCACCCACAGGCGAAGTGCATTCAAATGCTCTTCCTTGGTGGCATCGGTTTTGAAAACGGGGATCATGCTTCTTGTTCCTTTCAAATTCGGGATGTGCCGCCGCGCGTCATAGGGAGGAATGAGCGCGCAGCGGCTATTGGGGGATCAGGCCACCCGATCCGCCAAAGCCTTGGCCACCTTGAAATCCACAACGGTCTTGGCTGGGATTTGAAGCGGCTCACCTGTGTGGGGATTGCGGCCATTGCGTGCGGCGCGGGTCTTGGTTTTGAATTTGCCAAGCCCAGGCAGGACAATTTCATCACCACCCGCAAGTGCGGCGCTGGCAACCTCGCCAAGCCCGTCAATGACGCGCTCCACGTCACGCTTGGTCATGCCTGCATCACCTGCAATCGCGTCAATCAGTTCATCTTTTTTCATGTGCTTATCCTTGTCTTAGGTTCAAAATTAGGAAGCTTCCTGAAGCTCCGTTTCATAGGGCTCCACGATGAAATCCTCTCCATCCGAGCCGATAGACACGCCTGTGATCCCCGCCGCGATTGCGCGGTGCTTCTCTTCAAGCATGGCATCCTTGTTCACCTCTTCCTTCACCCGAAGGAATTTGTTCTTCAGACCTGCCGCCTTGATCGCGGCAATCACGTCATCCACCTTGCGCAAGCTCACCTTGGCGGGGCGGTTGCGCCATGAGATTTCACCTGTCTCAAAGCGGTGATATTTGACCTTGCCACCCTTGGTGAGGCGGTCACGATTGGCTTCAGCAAAGATGCGCAAGCCCTCTTGCTTGGCCGTGATTTGGTCATTCAACGGGTCAGCACGCTCGCCATATTCGGCTTTGATCTCGGCAAGCTTGTCATTCATCTCCGCTTCAATGCGCAGCTTTTCGCGTTGCAAATCGCCCATTTCCTTGATGGCGCTGCGCGCCTCGCTGTCATCTTGCGGCACAGGGATATTGGCACCTTGTGATTTGAGTTTGGATTTTGCCATTGGGGTCTCCTTAGTGTTTTGTTTCGGTGTTGAGCTCGATGGTTTCTTCAACGCGGGCTTTCGCGTAGCCCAAGGCGTCAAAGCCATTCATTTGCTTGGCCGCCAAAATATTCAGGCCAAGTTCCATGATTGCGTGCTGAAGGTAGGGATCGCCATTTGCCTGAAGCGCGAGCGCCTCAAATGCTTGCGCCACACGCGGGTGAAGCCGTTCATCAACAATCATTTCAGTCATTACGCCGCCTCCGCAGTCAGTTTTTGAAAGCGCTCAAGGAAGATTTCGCGCGCATTTGAGGGCTCACAAAAAAGGAGTGTGGTGTGGGCGGGCTCAATCCCCTCAAGGCAAAGCCAATCTTCCTTGGCTGAAGGCAGCAAATCGCGCTTTTCCAAGGCCAGCATTTCAAGATCAGCACGCTTGACGGGCTGGGATGTCTTGGCGGGCAATCCAAAATGCTTGCGCACACGGGCGGCGGCACGATCCTCAACCACCTGATAATCCACCAATAGGGATTTCAGGGGCGCGGCCACATCGCCCACAAAGGCTTCATGGGCATCATGCATCAGCGCTTCAAAGGCATATGCCTTGGGCACGATCAGGCTTGTGAGCAGGCTATGCTCAGCCACCGAATAGAAGCGCCGTGTGTGACCTGTGAAGCGGCAAATCTTGGACAATGCATCCGCGATTTCTTCAATGCTGAAGGTGGAAACCGTCACATCATCAAAGTAAAAGCGCCCGCCTCTTGAAAGCGACACATAGGCATCCCGATAGACATTCATCGCGCCGCCTCCAATTCAAGTTCCAATTGGCCAGCCAAGGTGGTCAGGCCGATGCCCGACATTTTGGAAGCTTGCATCAGCCCCGTGATGGAGCGTTTGGACAGGTGGCGTGCAGTTTCACGCACCTCTTCGGCGGTGATGCCCCAGAAATAGCCATGATCAGGCGTGGCACAGGCGGGCATTCCTTTAAGGCGCAGCTCCACCATCACTTGGCGCATTTGCCGCTCAAGCCCCGGCGTGCTTTCCTCGCCTGTGACTTCCTCGACCAATTGCCCGACACTCACGCCAGCTTCAGCGCCTTGGTGACATTGCAAAACAGGCAACACGGTTTCGGGAATGATCTCGATTTTCTCTTGATCAGTCATCTTGATCTCCTTCCTTCAAGCGGGAATGGCACGCGGGTTCGTATTCGACAGTGCATTCAATGGTGCGCTCGCATTTCGGGCAGGTGGTTTCCCCCGTGCCCACGTCCCCCAAATCCTCGTAACAAGCTGGACACGTCCAAAAATCGTCACGGTGTGGATTGGAGATGTGATCGTCAAAGGGTTCGGTCGGGCCTCTCATTGCTCAGCACCCCCGAAATCCTGCCCCGCAAGGAAGCTGGCGGCGGTTTCCACCATGCCGATGGTCAGCTTGTTTGAGCCTTCCATTTCCATGACGCGCTCAATCGCGTCCCCCAGCTCAAGCGCCATGCGCCAGTTGCCGCGCGAGCGTTGGCGGAAACGGGCGGCGGTGGTTTGTGCCACTTGGCCAAAGCGCGGGGTGATCACGAAATGGGCAAACTCGCCATCATCCATGAAGCGGTTGAAATAGACGCGCTTTGCGCCGATGCGCTGCGCAAGTTGTTTCAGATAGATGCGCACACGGGCATCTTTGAAACGGCGCTCAAGAATGTCTGTGCCCGACAGGATCACGGCGGCACCCGATTGATCGGACAAGGCGCGCAACCGCTCAAGAACCTGCCATGACAGGTGATTGGCCTCATCCACGATGATCAGCTTGCCATTCACAACCTGTTTCAGCTTGTAAAACAGGGAATTTGATGTGCCTTGCGGATCAATCGCATGGCCTTGCGTGTTGAGCTCTTCAACCAAGAGCACGAAAAGCTCTTTGGCATTGATGCCCGCCCACGCCTCGATGCGCACGCCATTCAGTTCTTCAGCCAGCCATTTGGTGGTGCGGGATTTGCCCGTGCCAGGGTCGCCAATGATTTGCCCAATGCGGCTATATTCACGCGCACCCAGCACGGTTTTGCACATCTCGAAGGCGCGCTCGGCATTGACCGTTTTGATAAAGGTGTCGTTGAAATCAGGCATGTTGCACCCCCTCTTCTTGAGGGATGGCTTGCACCATGCGCCCATTCAGCATTGCCCAAAACATATGGCGGCGAAACCAATCACGCGCATCCTTGTTGCGCAGATTGACGGTGCGCTCATTCTCAAGCTCATCATCAAGAAAGGTTTCAACGGTTATGACCTGATCTTTCAGCATGGTTATTCATCCTCCGGTAAAAATTCGTAGTGCACGTCTGTGGTCTTCCATTGATCCACGGGTTTGCGCTTGGCCTTCTCTTGGTGATCCTCAAGAAGGCGCTGGCGTTCTTTGGCCGCGTCTTCGGCCAAACGATCCAAGATGCCCGCATCAATCACATTGCCAATGGGCGCTTCAGGCGCGTCCGGCAGGTGCGCCGCGTGGCGCTCCATTTCATCGACAAGGGAAAGAAGGGCGGTGTTCTTGCGCTTTTCGGAAATCGTGCGGGTGAAGGCTTTCTTGCGCCGCGCCAATTCCTGCGCCCCGCGTGGATCAAGCACGTCATAAGCTTCTTCAGGCGTGACGGTGCAGATATATTTGCCCGTGCCCTTCTCAAAGATGAAGGCGTGATCAGGCTTCCAATCCGCGATGCGCACCACAACCTTTTGATGCCAGTGTAGCGCCTCGTGATAGAAATAGAGCGCCTCACCGCGGCGGGGCTTATAGCTGATCCGCCCACGATCAGGCGTGCGCTCAACCTCTTTACCAAAGGCCAGCTCAAGCACTTCAGGGCGCGAAAGCACGGTCTTTGTCCACCCGTCATCAATGAAACCGCGCAAGGCTTCATTGGGGGATTTGCCCTTCAGCATCCCGCGTTGCGGACGCTTGTGATACCAGTCAAGCGCCTTGGTCATGGTTTCCAAGAATTCGCTCATATCGCCTGAATAGGCTTGGGGCTTCTTGCCCTTCTGGTGGGTCTTGCGGTTCATACGGTCGCCACCCGTCCACCCTTCGATGGCTGAGAAGAAGACCTTTTCAAGATTGCCAAACGCGCCTTCAATCTTGGGCTTGCCCTTGGCGTTGTAAGGCGTGGAGCGGATCACGGCTTCGCGGCTTTCAATGGCGCGCTTCACCTGATCATTGTTCTCATCCATGAAGCGCACGCCAAAACCGTCAATCAGTTGGGACAGGCGCGTGAGCCCCTCAAGCATTCCGCTATCTTTGTATTCTGAGCCGTTATCCAAATAGAGAACGGCAGGCATTCCCCATTCTTCCACCATCGCAATGAAGCTCATGGCAATGTGCTCTTGGCGGATGCCTTCGCCCTCTTGCAGCATGGCAAAGGTCATGTGGATTTCGTTGGTGGCGGGATCAAACCACGCAATGGCTTTGGGATAGACCTCTGTGCCATCGGGGCGGTGCATCATAATATCGACGGGGTGCACGTCACCCACGATGATTTGGCGGGGCTTCAGTGATGAATAATCACGGCGCGCAGTGGGCACATGGTGATCTTGGAAGGCGCGGTTGTCCCGATCCTTCACCGCCATCATCTTATATTCTTTTTCGTCTTCAACGCGGCGCGGGTTCACACGGCACAGGCCAAATTGCGTTTTGACACTGGTGCGGTCGCTTGGGCTTCCAAGCTCAAGGCGCTCAAAGGCCACCACGCTCAAATCCCGCGACATCTCGATCAGCCGCGTTGTGGAATGCTCGGCAATGGCGTGTTTGCCCGCCGATCCCGCCGCCCACATTGACCTTATATATGTGGTCAGCTCATCGGCCACATCGTGGATGGCCGCTTCATCAATGTGGTTTGCAAAGAAGTTGTCCCAACTCCGCGTCACCCGCACAAGCTTTGTGCCCTTGTTGGAATTGGTCTTGCGCATCAGCGCAGAAAGCGCGGTCTCATCCTTATAGGCATTGATCCAATTATAGATTGTCTGCTTGGTCAGGCGCTTGACCTTGCCACCCGGCATCATGATTTCAGTGGCGGCCAGCTTTTCAATATGCCGCGCGCGCTCATGGCAATCAGCCGCGGCCACAATCGGCTTGATCAGGTTGTGCTTGAAAACCGCAAGCTGGTATTGCTTTTGATAGGCGGCGTCATTGATCTTGTCTTCATGCTTGGGATCAATCGCCACAAGCGCGCCCGTCTCAGGCTTTTTGGTGACATCAATGCCCCTCGACAGATACCACTTCTCACGCAGATCAAGCGGCAAGCTATCAACATGAACCTGAAGCATCTTGCCGCCACGCCCGACATTGGACGCAACCTCACGCACATCAAGATGTGCACCCCGCCAAACTGAAGAACGCAATGCCTTGTTTGCCGCTTGCTGTGAAATATCAGCAAGGCTTTCAAGCTCCGAGCTCTCAATCCATTTTTCAAGGTTGTTTAGTGGTTGTTTAGTCGGTTGTTTAGCGGCGGGATCGCCTTGGACTAAACAACCCCCAAGGCCACCCTCATAAACCGTGAGATTGCGCGCGATGCTGTTCATCTTAAATACCCCACACGCCGCCGCGTGAGCTCACCCGCAACCACACATCGAAATGCGCATAACGATCAGCGCCGTGCACCATATCCATGTGACTGTGGGGAAAGCCTTTTTGCGTCTCGGTCTTGAAGTTTGCCCACTTTAAGGCAAGCCATTTCAAATAGTCTGCAATCGGGCGGCCTTCATTCTTGGCGCGCCAAAAATCGTAAAGGGTCATGTAGGCTGCTCCGTCATGAGGGGATTTGCGCGACTGCGCCCATTGGTCAGGATGAGGCGTTCAAGAGGGCTCGAGGCGGGATAG